CTTGATGCAACACCAATTCTAGAAAGAGTTTCCCTTACCTTAAGAAAGTCATCTGGTTGGGCGAGTTTTACCTCTACCATACTTTCACGTGTCCATTGCACTTCGGCAACTTGAGACATTATGCTTTTCCTCCACGATTTAATTTCAATTTAATAAACTCAATTTGATTTGTATTTAGTATCTTTAGAGTTGCCTGTGCTTTCTCGGTACTATAGTTATAGTATTCCTTGATACACTCAAGATCATCTAGTTTTACTTTCTTATCCCAGGGCGAGAAACGCTTTCTCTTCCTAACGATATTTATATAAAAATCGTATTGTAGTTTACTAGGGAGTTGCGAGTTAAGATTCATCTCATTCGCAAGTAGCACAGTATCATAATGATGTGACAAACATTTAGTGATGACCCAAGACGGGTATTCTTTTTCCCATCCTGGATCATCACCGTCCATCAAATTATTTTTGGTCTCATTAATCGTCTTTAAGTAGTCCGTCAAGGGATGGTTGTACTTGCTCATAATTAGTTAAAAGAAGTTCTTTACGTTTCTTTTGATCACGTGTGTAGGTGGTTGTAGATCTCATTGTGTATGTAAGATCCCATTCCTGAGCAGTCCACCCAGGAAATCTTTCTTGAACAAACAGGTCAGAGTTGTAAGTAATCATACAGGTTTGCTCAGAGTTATTACATTGAGCAGCAAACAATTCATGATCAAAACTTTTATGCATTGATCCTTTCTTACCATAAAGATTATCCTTAATATCATAAGGAGGATCTAGAAAGACAAATGCATCGTCACCATAAAGAAAATTAGAATAATCTCTATTGGTGATAGTCCAATACTGAATAAGTTCAGAAATGTATGGAAGTTTATCAATACCTCTAAAAGTAAAGTTTTGTTGTGATGCCTGCTTACTAAAAGAGGATGACTCAGACAATCCACTAAAGGAACATTTGTTTACAATATAGAAATTAAATCCAATACTATATTCATCAGTTCCTACTAGTGCATTCTTTGCATTATTGAATGCCTCCCTATGGGTTTCATAACTCTCACCAAGTTCTGTTTTCAGTTCTCGGAGATCATGAGTAAGACGTTGACCATGTAACTGCAGAGACCGCCAGAAGCAGTACAGAGGGTAATACAGATCATTGACCCATACCTCTGTCCTAGGACGGGTCTGGGTCACATAGAGTGCCATAGAACCACCACCAAGGAATGGTTCATAGTACTTGTCAAATTGTGGGAGATGATTGTCTAGGAAGTTGACTGCTCTAGATTTACCTCCAGGATACCTCAAGGGTGTTTTAATAAGTGCCATCAAATAAGATCTGTAAGAAGAATAGTAAGTGCCTTTGCTATTTCTGGTTTTTTCTTTGGAATAATTCCAGAGCAAACCCAAGTAATATGTGAATGATCTACTTGTATACTCACATTAGAACTTTGAATTTTATGTTGTTTAACACTGTTTTCAAAAGTAGTATAACCTACTTGCATTCTAACAGGATCTAACATAATCATATAATCATATGTCTTTTCAATTGTATCTTTTGCATTACCTTGAAAGTTTTTCAAAGTAATTGGTCTTGTTTTCTTTGCTACTGGTTGAAACATTTTGTCTTGCATCTTGCATTCAATTTGTATCAAAGGCAAAGGATCATTAGTCACAAAATCATGACCAAGTTTATCATTCATGCCAACGTACTTTAATTGTTTACCACTATACTTTTCAATAGCAAGTTCAACAATTTCAGTACGAAGACCTCGAACTTGTGCTCTCTTCAAACCTTCACAAGCAACAGCGGTTCCAAAGATTTCTTCCCAATTAAAAAGATTCCAATCAATATTCATTTGAATTCACACTCCATCATGATTTCGGTAAGAGCAGACATAAGATTAATTTCTTGATCAGCAACGAATGCTGCTTTGTATTGATAGTTTCCTAATATCAATACTGCTTGAGGAATAGTTCTTTCTTCAAATACTGTGTAAAGGTTATCATAAATTGTCCTAAAGATATGAGAAGGTTCATTATCTAAATTAGACGATACCCACTTCTTTGCAGTAGTAAACTGTTTGTTCTTCAGTGCAACTATAAGTTGGTCAAATTTAATACTTGACAAACTTGCAAGGATACCACTGTCGATTACACCACCAATTGCATAACGTTGACACTCATTAAGAATACGACGCCAGTCAGGGAAGAACTTCAGGATGATTTGGGGAAGTACCTTCTCATCATATTGTACACCTTCTTTCTCAAGTATAAACCTGAGACGGTCGAAAAATGATTTTGCAAGAGTTCGCTTTTCTGCTCCTGGGATGTTGAAGTCAACGACGGAGCATCTGGAGTGGAGGGGTTCGATGAGTTTATTTTTGTAGTTACAGGTGAAAATAAACCTACAGTTACCGCTAAATGTCTCAATGTTCGCCCGTAAGGCGAGTTGTACATCATGGGTTGTGTTGTCAGCTTCGTCAACAATGATGACTTTGTGGTGGGAGTCACTAGATAGTGATACGGTCGATGCAAAATTTTTGACCTTATTTCGTACTGTGTCAAGATAGCGTCCTTCGTCAGATCCATTAATTACAATATAGGTTACGCCAAGTTCATCACAAAGTGCCTTGGCGACAGTAGTTTTACCGATACCAGCGGTTCCATAAAGAAGGAGATTAGGAATCTGCCCACTCTTCACAAAATTTTTAAAAGTTTCTTTTGTACTCTGAGGTAGAATACAATCATCAATCTTCGATGGGCGATACTTTTCTACCCAAAGAAATTCATTACGACTCATAGATCAATTACCGTAGGTAGAATCAGGTTCAAGTGCGATATAATATTCTAGATCACCACACACAAAATGTGCTGCTTTCCTGCAAACTTCAACTTTGTAGTTACCAGGAATGATCTTAATATTTTCTACTTTAAAATTGAAAGAGAAAGGAACTTCAGATTCACCAACAACATAAGAAACGGTGTTAGATGTGTCATTGTCTTTGTCTTTAGTAACCAAACAAACTTCTCCCCCAGTGGACTCCAGACATAGATCAGGAAGACCATAGACACTTGCACTACGAATCAGAGAGTCAAGGGTCTGAGGAGTAAGTTGGAATTCAAACTCATAACTAGGAAGATTAGCAATCTTCTCAGGTGGAGTGATGAGAATATCAGGATCGCAGAAGAAATACTTTACCTTAGTTCTACCACTTCGGATAGTGACATAAGAAGTATTGTCAAATTCAAGTTCAGGATCAGAAAAAAGAGAAACCCCGTTAAGAAACTGAGCAAGATCATAGATTCCAAAAGAGGTTGGAAACTCTTCTTCTATATGTACTCTACTAAGGATATTCTTAGTAACTGACATAGTAGCAAGAGTATTCCCACCTCTAATATAGATGGAATTATTAATCTGAGCAAAGTTCTTTAGAATAGATTTGGTCTTGTCAGATAGTTTCATAATTACTGAGGATAGGTTTCACGGTTTGCATTTTTGTCGTTGAAGTGTAAGAGAAGAACTGCATAGTGCAGGATCTTAATGATATCACGACGAGCAGTGCCTTTCTTATCATAGCGAGAGGCATACTTGAGGATATTGGATCGGCAGAATGCTTCTCCATCACCACATGCTTCAATCAGATCAAGTGTCTGAATTTTATCATCACCAGCAGAGTAGTGCTGCTTGTATGTGCTAGCAATGTATTCACGAAGTTCATGTAGAATTTCGTTTTCGTTGTACTTCCAAGGAGTAGAAGTAATCATGTCAATAGTTTTTTCACTCATGTTTAGTTCATCGTAAAGTAGGGACCAAGAATTAACCATACACCATACTATCAGAGATTTTCAGATTCGTCAACCTCAATGTTGACATCAGCATCAACCTTGTCATAGAGTTCCAGGAATGATTGCTTGGTCTCATCATCAAAACGATTCAGACAAACCTTAATTGCTTTTGCTTTATCATTGAAGATACTGTAAGCATGAATGATATGGACCAGACGGCGAGTAGAAATGATCTCATCAATACCACCATCATAGAATGTCTTACGGATGATTCCTGCCCAATCAACCAAGTGCTTACAGAATCCACGATCTTCGACTCCAAGATCAAGAGCATTACCTTCAACAATTTTACATTCAATTGAAGCACTTGGATAATCCTGCTCAAAAGTTACAGGGAATCGCTCAAGGAATGCTTCATTGAGAACGTTTGTGCCAATGAAACGACCATCATCAGAACCTTTACCCTTAGTGTTGGCAGTGGCAAATACATTGAAACCAGCAGCAGGTTTTACATACTTACCGATTTTCTTCAGGAAGACGCCCTTACCTTCAAGAATAGATTGCAAACACAGGATCTTATTAGATGCCAGATCAATCTCATCTAGAAGAAGTATTGCTCCACGTTCCAAAGCTTCGATGACTGGACCATTATGCCAAGCAGTGTTACCATCAACCAAACGGAAACCACCAATAAGATCATCCTCGTCAGTTTCAATGGTGATGTTTACTCGAATCATCTCCCTATTTAGAGAAGCACATGCCTGCTCAATAGACAGAGTTTTACCATTACCAGACATGCCAGTAATGAATGCTGGATAAAACAAACCTGATTTAATAATCTTTTTCACATCAGCAAAGTTTCCAAAAGGAACAAAGGTCTCATCCTTTACAGGAACAAAAACTTCTTGATGAACCATTTCTTCAAGTTGCTCACGTGTTTCTTCAATGGTCAGGTTCCATTTACCACGACCACTTTTGTAGGGTTCCATACGGTTGACAACCGTGGCATATGAATACCCGATGTGATCAGCACCTGCTTTAATAGCATCAGTACCGACTTCAGTACCAAAGTTCTTCTCGATGAATGAGAAGAGTTGAATCATGTCTACTTGAGATTGGCGTGTCATAATGTTGATTGGTGTTGATGTGATTAGTATAGGGGCAGAGTGGGGCAGAGTGACTCTGCCCTGTGACAGTTTACTATGCGACCATTGACGCAAAGGAAGAAAGAACTTTCTTGTTTGCTGCCTTGGACTTGAGTGACTTTTTAAATGCTGATCTAATTTGTGCAGTGGTTGCATCTTCAGCAACTTCAAAGTCATCTGATTGATTCATTGAAGTTGATCCAATGGCATACATGGCATCATAACCTGTAGTATTTAAAATAGCAGAGCGTTCCTTCAACCATTTTTTCTTAGAAAGTTCAGTATAATCACCAGTGTAATAGTAATGAATACTAGAAACCTCACGTGTCTCTATAATACGATAAGAAATAAAGTTAACAGCAGGAAAATTATCTTTGAGATTTTTGAGAAGCGTATGAGTTGCACTAGTTTCCCAATGGTTCTCATTAAAAGTTTTGTAAGTTCGACCTTTTTTAATATCACGAAGTTGGCAACCACCATTTACAGAAATTTTGCTAAAGGGACGATCTGGATAATACTTCTCACTCATACGAGTAATACGACCAAGACCATTAGATTCACCATCAGTTAAAAACACAGCGTTAACTTTATCAACTCCTTTTTCTTTGATAAAGTTAGGAAGGATATGATGCATAGTAATTAGGGTTTCATTGAGAGGAGTACCAGAAAGACCCAAACCATTAGGTATCAATCTAGTTCCATGGAAACGATTAAATGTTGACAACCGCCACAAGTTCAAACAATCATGATCAAAGCGTGAATTGGAACGAGTATGGGACATGAGGTTAAGAAGTCGAAATGACTTATGCAAATACAAGTCATTAACGCAAAGGTCTTGAATTTCTTTTAAGTTACCATCCTCATCATAATCTGTATCTCCAGCTGGATACTCATAAGTAAAAGCATAAACTTCAAAAGGAATATTAACTTTCTTACAGAACCATAAAAGATTTAAAAGTTGCTTGACCGTATCATGTAGGACATTTGTCATAGAACCAGACCAGTCAAGAATAAAAACTAGACCATGGTTTTTACCCTCAGGAAGCACCGTGACTTTCTTAAAAAGATCCTCATTAAAATTATAGGTATGAAGTTTGGTACAATCTAGAACACCAGTTTTAGATACGCAGGATCGAGAATATTCATCTGCAGATTTTTTCATTTCAAATTCTTTAACCAAATAGTTAACACCCTTGGTAGCATTCTTTTTATATTTTTTATATTCTTCTTGGTTCTCCACAATCACTCCTGCATCATAAGAAGAATTCCAACTGTCACTCTCATAAAAATTAGTAATGTATTGTTGAAGATGATTACAATCAATAATAATTCGATCAAGATTAATATTCTGTGGCACTCTTAGATATGAAGTTTCAAGAGCAAATTGATTGATGAGTTTTTCTTGGTTCTCCTGGAAAGCATTATCCGTCTTAGATTCAAATTCGTTACCACCTTTATTACCACCAGCATTATTACTAGGTGTTTCTTGCATAGGATCATCGATGTCAGCATCATCTGAGACCCCTTCAGAATCGTCCACAACAGGGGTTTGCTGCATCTCAGATGGTTCTAG